CAAAAATGTAGTTATTATATATTTAGTAATATAGTAATATTATATAGTTACTGTTCTGTAAGTTATATAAAGGTTAACAGAACCGCTACCACCCGAAGAATTTGTCCCCGTAACCATAACCGAAGCATTTTGAACAAACTGGTCTACAAGTTCACTATTGTTTGCAGAACCGTTTTTGTTTACGGAAGCATTTAATATATCATCTTGTGTTATTTGAACGTTAGTTGCTCCAACAGTCTCTAGGTTTATTGCGTTATCGTCAAAAGAGGATGTTAGGTAATTTAAGAACGTATCCATAGAAAGAACCTTAATATAAGTTCCAAGTCCAACTGAGGGGATTGCTTCTATAGGAATAGACCCTATTGATTTAAGGTTGTCTGCCGTTAAAATAACTTTCTTAAAAAGTAGACCCGAAACGGTAACTGCATCTGTTATGATATAATATGTCGTTGCGATTTTTGTACCCGAATCATATTCTGCTTGAGTTAAAGAAACCACGTTAGAAACAACATCACTTCCAGACGGCTCACCCGATACATCTGAATTAATTGTTGCTAATATAATATCTAGGTCTGCTTGTAGTTGCGCTTTTGTCATTTTAAGCACTTCTCCTGTGCTTGCAATCTCCATTATAAGTAAATCCGTATCAAGCATAGATGTAGCCAATGCGGTTAGTCCACTTGGCTTTTGTGTTCCATCAATAAGAGCCTGGATTGCTGTTGTGTTTTGAGAAACTTGTTCTTTAGTTCTTTGGTCTGACATTTTTTATGATTTTAAGTATTTTGTTCCTGTTCCTAATAATTTAGGGATATATATAGTTTTGTAGTCTTCTTTTCTTCCTGTTTTAATGTCGATAACTGTGCTGAAACTTTCTCCAGAACTTAATAAATCACAATCTATTGAATATAGATTTGTATTTTCAATAGGTTTAACACTTACTGAATCTTTTTTAACGTATCCAATACCATTGACAAACAAACTTTCACTTGACAAAGCTAATACTATTTTAAGCATTACTCTATAAGTTACTTCTGAAAAAGAAATAGAAATACCTGTACTTACATTGCTCTCGCTCATGTATGTTGCATTGTCACCTTTTATGATTTCAGCACTATCTTCAATAAGAGCGTTAGACTTCAATATTTCGGCTCTAAAAAAGTGCGTTATTCCATAAGTATAAAAAATATCTCTGTTGTTATCGTTCCAATAATTTAACGCTACATATTTATCAAGACCTCCTGTGAAGTCCTCTAATATTGTAATATATTCTGAATAAAAATTAACCTCGTCATAAAGATCGTCTGTCGCTTGAAGTCTAACTCTAACTTCGTTTGCTAAACCTCCGTGTATTACAACTTGACTAAAATCCAAATCAAACTCATAAATTTCATAAGGGAGTAAATCGTAGTATGCTCTTGTTACAACATCAAAAGCTGTTGTTGTGCTAGTGCTAAAGTTGAAAATTAAAAGCATCTTATCCTTGTCCTCATCATAAACAATATTTACAATTTCATGTATTCCAACTCCACCACTTATCTCTACTTTGTTTCCTATGTATGCTGAATCGGGCAAGTTACCATTTAGTTCGTATGTGTCTATAATTGCTCCTGCTTCATTATACACCGAACCATCGACATAATAAATAGCCGAAACCCCATTTCCATAAGAAAACAACTTCGCCTCAGATAGGCTTTCAAATAAATTTAAGTTCTGGGATTTCTTTTCTACAACAGGAACAAGTGAAATTGCATCTCCTTCGGAATTTTGAATAGATACTGCGTGATAATCGTAATTTGATTTGAATTGGATTGTTACCAAATCTTCTTCTCTATATATCAACCTTTCATCGTACAAAAACATTTGACTACCTGTTAAGGCCAAAACATTATCATTGTTTTTATGAATCCCGTTTTCTAGTCCGTCCCAAATCTGATCTTGTGAAAAAGTTACTGAATTAACATTTGGAATCCTAATGAAAGAACTACGTCCAGAAGACCCTGTTAGAACTTCAAAGTCTTTCTGAAAAGTGCAACCTAAATTATCTTTGATATATATTGTATAATCCCCATCTACTTGCCCTGTAAAAATATTAGAAGATTGGTATGTTACATCATCTAAGCTATAAGTTGTAGATAATGGTAAAGGTCTTTGTGTTAGCTGTCCAGGATAGGTCGCGTTTACCGTAACGGTTGCGCCCGACAAAACACTTGTAACAATTGCAAAAGTCACGTTTTCTGTGAATATTTTATTCACATAAATATAAGGCTCTCCAAAAGCTTCATCGACAACGTTTATAGAGTCCGACCCTGGTTTGTGTATCCATATATTCGTAGGTATAACCCTATCTATTGGAACATTAAATGGATTTGCATTATAAATTGGAATTATAGGAGCATTACCAAGTGCGTAAGAATAACCCGTTGCTGGAACAGAAGTGTGAATTTCAACATTTATTTTATCACAAGGAGTTGTTGGGTGAACTTGTAAGTCTGCCCTTGTCAATTGAAAAGTTTGCGGTCCTCTTGCAATTGTTCCAAGCGTAGCGCCTGTATCTGTCGAGTATTGTTCTAACTCCCAATTTATGTTAATAGAGATAGTTATAACTTCCGCAGCTCTAGTAATCGTCATTAATCCAGCTTGGTTATGGTCTATATTAAAATACTTTTCATACCCTATCGCTTCTGCTTCACCGTTAATTCCTGTATTTGCTAGTATTGGTATTTGACCGTTTCTAGTACGAGAACCACTAACAAATGTTGAAGCTGCTGTTAATACATCTAAGGATGCAACATTTTTACGGTCAAAAGAAAGTGTTTCTAATGCAACTGCATCCCTTGTAAATGTTATAACGAATGTTGATTTTTGACTGCTCATTTTTTTATTTTAATTTGTTGTTACCGTTGTGTTTATTGACTCAAGCGTTAATACTGCGCCATCACTTGCAGATGTTCTTGCTCCATTTTCACCGTTTAGTGTTATTGTTCCGTATGGTGATGTTATACTGTTTGCTAAATCGATTAACAAATTATCAATTTCTGTCGAAGATAAACCATTCCCTGCCGTTGGCAAGTGTCTAAATAAATACAATCCTGGATTAAATGCTACTCCGCTAGTATAATCACTAACTGTATTGTTTCCAAAAACATTCCAAAACAATATTGAACCAATACTAGGCACATCTGAAATATCTCCAGTTAGCGTGCTGTTTCCGCCCATTATAACTGTCGATATTGTTGATGGGAAGTCTGCTGCTTGTCCCCCTGTAAGATTCAATCCAATGTTCCAATAAGATAATAATCCTTCTTTTAATGTATTTACATTACCTGTAGATTCATTAACCCCTTCATTTACATATATCGTCATTTCATCAGGCAAACTTGTTATGTCGTGATATAGATTAGCGGTTGGTGTCTGACTATGTAATCTCGTAAGAGTTCCGTAAAATTTAATAGTACCATTGAAGTTTAGAGCGTAATAATGTGAATATACCACACTTTCTCCAGAATAATTGGTTATCGTACCATCACCCCAATCAATATACCCAACGCCACCTATTCTTAAATCAATATGCCCACTCATTACCAAACCACTTGAGAAGGTTAGTGGTAACGAATCATTTTCCTCTACACCATACATTGTTTCATTTGCTTTAAAAAATTCAAACTGACCATTCTTTGGTTTCAAAGATACTAAATATCCTGTTTCATTTTCTTCTTTTTCATTAACCCATTGAAACTTAAAATACCAATTAGGCACTTCCTCTAATTCGTTCCCAACCATTATTTCCGTAGTCCCCAATATCCAATCCATTAAATTATCATCAATTGGATGTGTAAGTTTTATCCTTTCTGGTAAAATTCTTGACCTATCCAAATCACCAACTTTTTCGTCTGCAGATTCAGTAACAGGATCTTGACCAATATATGTAGTTTCTAAATTTACATTTGCATTTGTGTTTGATATAGTTATGAATTTATTGAGGTTTGCTTCCTGTTCCATTCCCGCGCGTAAAACCCAACCATGCCTTAACATACATCTTTTAGGGGTAAACCTCCAATTTTTATAAGTTTCTGGGTCTAACACACCTGTTGGTTCTTCGGACAACATATCCTCCCAATCTAATCTTTCATAAATATGCTCAGGGTTTCTTTTTAAATCCAAGTACCAAATACTGCTATCGCCAGAAGTGTCTTTTGTCTTATCAAGAAAAGCTGGTTCCCTTCTAGTAATTTCTAACCCTGTATCGTCACTTCTTATTTTAGATATTTTTTTATATTTTTTATCCGTTCTTCTTAGAGGTGTAATAAAATCTGTATTTAGGTTGGGTTCGTCTAATCCCAATCCATGTTCATAGTCACCTCCTTTATCACAACCAAAACTTGCTCCAGAATAAAACATTGACCCTTCTGTGGACCTACTTACTTTGGAAATTTGATTCGGTAATATTACAACAACTTCTTTTCTATAAAAATGTTTTAATTCTTCTATACGAACTCTCTGACCCTTATCGCTATCTTCAACTCCAATACCTACATTAAAAGTTGCTTGTAAAGATTCTATTACGTGTTTTGGGCTTATTGTCAAACTTTTATATAATGGATTATCATTCATAAACCTACGGACCCAAAGACCACTAATTAACCCCACATTACCAAACTCTCCATCCTCTCCATAATCATAATCTTGATATTGAGGTGGAGCACCTGTTGATGGAGGTAATAATTTCCTTCCAAATAGTTTAGAGTAAAACTTAAACTTTTCGCCTGTAATAATCTCCATTAACCTACTCATTGTTTCATTGACAAAAGCAAACTTATAAGTGTTTTCATCTGTTTCAAAAAGAGAACTCTCTTTTAGCTTAACATTCCATGTGGCAATTTCATAATTCCCAAAAAAATTGTTTTCTGTGGGGTAGTTAACCACCCAAGGCTCGTTTGATTCGTCTAATGCCATAAACTCAAGGGATAGTGCCGTTCTGTTTACTATAGCTCCGTAATCTAAAGTAAGTGTGGTTTGAAAAGAATCCCAAGTATCGTTATCCCATATATGTATTGGGACATTCCCAACAGACCCACTTCTTACGTATCCATCACCCGTATAAGAATAAACCCCAATATATAAACCCATTTTAGGAACTACTTGTCCTGTAAGCCAACTACCCTTTATTCTACAATTTATATTTATATCAAACTCTAGTTTTGTTTCAACCGCAGCTTCTTCTTCTAGTAAATCATCGTAAAAAAAACTTGCTTGCCATTCTAAAGTATCTGAGTAGTCAAAAACCCTCCGAACAACTTCTATGTGTCTTCCAAAGCCTTTAGATATAAATGTGGAAGGTATTGTTACAATAGGTATTCTGGTGTAGTTTGTTGTTTCAAAATCAAATTTATTTGTGTGTTCTCCTATCCCACTTAAAGCCCTTCCATTTATTTTAGCTTTATTTAATTCCATAGTTGGTTCAAGTTCTTTACCATCAATAGAAGTTTGCCTTTCTATTTCAAAATCATCTGACTCATGCGATTTAAGTAGTTGCTCTAGTTCATCTGAATTAAATTTAATTTCTAATACTCCGTCTTTTTCTTGCTTAGTTGAAAAATCAGCTAAACCTCTATATCTTTCAATAAATTTAAGTTTATTAAAAATTTCTCCTGATATATAATTTTCTCCTTTTCTAAGAACATATTTTGTTAAGTATAGGTTTGCGTTCAGTCCGTTTAAAGCGTAAGAATCATTTATAAAATCTTTTTCGTAACCACGAAATTTAAGACCGTTAGTAAACTGAGTTACAATGCCGTGATACTTTTTATTTCTTATAATCTCCAAATCATCCTCTGACCAACCGTCTGGTTCTTCATCCATTTCAAGTGTGTTGGTCTGTTCAGATTGTAAAACAAATAAAACATAATTACTGTATTCAAGTTTTTGGTTCCCCATTTAGTTCCAGTTTTGCATTTTGTCTCGGTACGAATTTGTTTCGTTAAGCACCGATACATTATTATTTATTTTAGCTTTTTTAAATCCATTTTCAATAGAGTCTTCAATTCCAAAAAACATTTGATTGAAGTCTTGCTCTTTCATAGAACCACCTCCACCAATCATAGATGCAAGTATAGATTTTTTTTGCAAATCCTCAAAGTTTTTGTGGATAATATCTCCTTTTTTTCCTTCAACAATTGCGTTAGACATATTTGTAGATAATATCTTTCCATCTCTTTCAACATACTCCTTTGCCCCTCCATCATTAATAAGCATCTTTCCATCTTGGTACATAGTTCCACCTTCTGCAAACTGTGGAATTGGTGTTGCAATAATTGTTGCTAGTTGTGCTGCTCCTGTCGCACCCACTAAAGCTGCCATTGCAATTGCAAATGGAGTTGGTGTTCCAGGTTGAGCTAAAGCACTAATAACCGCAATTGCTGTAGAGGATATGGCTTGATTTATTTGTAAAGCCTTATTTAATATAGCTTGTTTTTTTTGCTCCTTTCTTTTTTCTTTCTCTAACTGTTTTAGTCTTACTGCTTTATTCCTTTCAATTATTTTAGTTTCTTCTTCATCATTCTTTGCAAGTTCAAGGAACTTATCATACTTCTCAGTTTCTTTATCAATCTCCCTGTCTATTTTGTCTATTCTAGCTTGAAATATACTGTCAGCAAGATTAACCATTTCATTTGCAAATTCTTGTGCTTGACTCAAAATTTCAGAAAACTCACTTGCAAAATTTTCGTCAATTATAGTTCCACCTTCTCCATCTCCTGTATCGACTACATCTTTCTTTTCAGATGGTTTTAGTTTTTTTCCACCTTCTAAAACTGCAATTTCACCTAAGATTCTTTTTCTATCTTCTAGGCTAGTGTTATATTTTATAGACCTCTTAAGAACGTCAATTTGTAGTTGTAATTTTAAATTAAAGTATTTTACCTCTAAGTCTTGAACTTCAAGTAGTAAGTGCTTTTCTTCATTACTTCCCTTTCTGACGTTATGTAACTTATCACTAAGAACTTTTAATTGTCCTGCTTCATCCCCATCATACATTAATTGTAATGCTCCGAAATGTGAACTCATTATATCTTCCCAATCAGCAACTTGCCCCTCAAGATTTTTCTTTTTATTTGTTCTTGAGTCTTGCTCAATATCTTCCTCTACTAAATTAAACTTTTTTAGGTTTTGCTCTCTTTGAATATTGTTTTGGTGTCGCTGTCTTTTTAACTTTTCTGCATTTCCTTCGTGAGCTGTTAAATTACCATCTAATTTTTTATTTTCATTTATAATCCAAGTATCGTTTGCTTTCTTTCGATCCTCAACTTCAAGTTCATTGATTTTTTTTAAGTCCTCTCCGTTTTGAAAGTGCATGTCCACTCTTTTCGATAATGCTATTTCAGAACTATCATCGGTAACTCCTGGCTCTAGTTTTGCCAATTGTTGTCTAAGCCTAATCTCCTCTTTCAGCATTTTTATTAAAACCTTATTCGAGTCGGGTTCCATTTTAGCCATTTTAACCTTTCTATCACCTGATCCAGTTGGGTCTTGGTCAGGAAGTTCCCCACTACCAACTTCAACCAGCTTTAAGACTTCTCTAAAAGCTGCTTCTGACAATAATGCGTTAATTTCAAGTGTTTCAAGACTCTTATTTAACTCCTCAACTTCGTTTTTTGTGTCTTTATAGTTTTTCTTCGCATCTCTAAATTCATCTCTTGTTGAATTAAATGGAGTTTTACCTTCTTCTTCAAATATGGCAGGAGTTAAAGTTCCTGCTGCTTCGTCAACTGATTTTTGTAATTCTTCTATTTTAGCTATTCTATCATCATATATCTTTTTGTCTTTTTCATAAACCTTTTTTCTTTGAGCAAACTGTAATAGAGCAGTATCCTTTAAACTTTCTTCAACGGTGTCATTAATCTCTAAAAGTTCGTGAGTTTTATCTCTTATTTCGTCATTAATTTTGTCTAAAGCATCTCCTGTTACTCCTGCGGTACTGTCCCCTAATTTTATAATTTCATTTTGAAGTTTAACCATCATTTCTTTAACTCCAAGGTCTTTTTTAACCCCTTCTTCAAAATCCTTAATAAACGCTGCTTGGAATCCAGCTAAATCAATTAAAAAGTTGGCTTCCCTGCTTCCAAGTTGTTGCGTTAGTATCTTATTTAATTTAGCAGCTCCATTAAACATATTGGCTAAAAAGGTAGATACAACGCTGTCTCCATTAACAACCTTGTCCACAAATATTTGCCAACTACTAGACATTCTACCGATTGAAGACTGTAAAGTTTCAACTCTTTCTACTTGCTGAATACCAAAAGCAACCTCAACTGCTTCCGCAAACTTAGGTAGTACTTCCGCAGAAAGAACTTCCCCTTTTTTCATCATCTTATCAAGCTCTGCAATTGAAACCCCCATACTAGCAGCCATAATACCCATTGCCCCAGGTAATCTTTCTCCTAACTGTCTACGCAACTCCTCAGTCGTTACTTTTCCTTTAGACAACATTTGCTCTAAGGCTAAATAGATACCTCTTAATTCATCGGTCTTTAGTCCAAGCACGGCTCCTGCCTTAGTCATGGACCTAAATATGTTTTCTGTATCCCTTAAAGTTACGTTGGACTGTTTTGCGGCAGCTAAAAATTTAATCCATCTTTCTGCCGTTGCAACTAAATCTACACCAAAATCTTTTGTTAAGTTTATTAGAAAAGTTTGACTTTCTACGTAATTAAATGTTGTTTTGGTTATAGTTTTTAACGCAAAGTTTAAAGAGTCAAATTCCTTTATCGTGTTAAACATCGCAACAGCAATTTGTTTTAATAATTGTATAGCGTATAACAAACCAAAACCACCCACCAACCCTTTTAGAGCAGAACCAAATCTTTTATTTGACTTAGTTGCCCTCTTTGTAGATTGGGTGTTTTTGTCAAGAGATGAATTTACTCCATCTAATTTAGTTTTAAATTTAGTATAGTTAGCGATTGCTTTTTTAACCGCTGCATCGTCTTTTTTTCTTGTCGCAAGTAGATTTTGAGCGTGCTTTTTTGCTTGCATAGTTACACGAGAAAGTTTGTCGTATGCTCCTTCTGCTTTCTTTGCATTTAAACTTGACTGTTGTAGTTGTTTGTTTAGCTTTTGGTAAGCCGACATAGCTTGTTTTGCAGCACTACTATTTCTACCAAAACTAGCAGCCATATTTTGAGCTTCCCTACCAGCCGAAGCAGTTTTATCTTTTAATGTTTCGTAAGCATTTTTAGTTTTTTTAACAGTTTGATTAACTCTATTTAGTTCAGCTTGAAGTTTTTGGTATTTTGAAATTGCTTCTGACGTTGCTACGCTTCCTTGTTTATTAGCTGCCGTAAGTTTTCTTGCTTCGGCTTCTGCTAACCTAGTTGCTTTTACTAAAGCCTTATAAGCATTTGATTCCTTTTCAACTTTTTTAGTTGACTCTCCTCGCGCCTGACTTGACCCCTTAAGAGCCTTAGTGTTTTCTTGTGTCGCTTTTGTATTTGCCCTCCTATTCTTAGAGTTTGTTTTTGTGAGGTTGGCATTTCTGTTTATTTCATTCGAATTTTTTGTAATTCTTTTTGAGTTGGTCTTCATTATATTACTAAGACGATCAACATTATTGTTTAAAGTTGTAATCGCACTTTTCATTCCGTTCATTGCATCTGCAAGTTTTTGGAAAGCAGATATACTTCCTTGGGAAACTTTATTCAATTCTCCTCTCAAAACAATTAATTCAGCTACTAATTTTTTTACTTCTGCAACTGCTTTTGATGTGTCTAAGTTTACATTCTTTGCCATAACTATCTATTTGATTGGGCTATTTTTTCATCGTTTTGTTCCCTTAAGTTAACCCACCTTAAGACGCTTGTTTTTTTTATATCTATTCTGTATCCCTTTTCCAAATTCCCCTCAAGCAAAAGAGCTTGTGAATCAAGTTGTTTCTCTATGTCGGAAGAAGTGTCCTCATGCTCGACTTCTAATTCAGTATCCGTAAGGTTGTATTTTTTCTTAAAGTTAATCGTCTTTATATTTATCCTGTTTTTTAATCCGTAGGCAATCGCCCTTACTTTTTCTAATTGGGGAAGCAACTCTTTTTCTTTATCAAATTTAATCTGAATCTCCTCCAATATTTCTAAAACACTAAAATCTTCTGTTTCTATAAAAAGACTTAAACATTTTATTATTAGGTTGTGCTTAACTTCAATAAACATCATATCCCCTAACTCCTTTTGCTTAATTAATTCCTTTTTATTAAAAACAAGACCCTTATATTCCTCTTGCATAGACTCAATTAATTCCTTTAGCTTCTTTTCGTTTTTTAATACGTAGGAAGATACTTTGCCCTCGCTGAACTTACTTTCATTAGATATAAGGTACTTTAAATCAGAAGTGCTTGTGCACATCATAAAATTATATATAGGCGTGTTACCGCAGTTAGAATAGGTTTTTATCATATTACAATATCAATTTGTGCATCCAGTTTTGTGTTTAAAAACTGAGTTAAATCATCTATTAGGTTGTTTACTAAATCGTCAATCTCTTGTTGAGTAAATTCCATTATCGCGGGGCCATAGGCAGGGTTTCCATATTTACCATCTCCTTCAATAAGTTTTTGGGTTAATTGTTTTTGATTGTTGTCTAAAAACAAAGTTCCTTTTTCGTATGAAACAATTAAATTATCATACCAACTTCCCGTATTTCTAAGAGTGACAAATGTAGTTCTACTATAAGGAGATGTTTTTTTTCTTTTTATTGTACCTGGCGAATACCTACCAATCAAGTTTAAATTACCATCAAGTCCTTTATTCCAAAAACGTAATTTAACCGCAGACAACAAACCCCCTTTATGTTTTTGGATAAACTCCTCAACAAACTTAGGTATATCCCCAGTAAGTGCTTGTAAATGTGATATATAGTTGTCTAATGTCATTTTATGATTATTGTGTGTATTGAAATAAAACCCTCATGGGAGGTAAAATGGCATTGGAGCCGTCTGCATTAGTAGAGTAGCAGAAACACAAAAGTACAAAAAAAATCCTTATGATATACATAAGGATTTTTAAAAATATTAATTGGTATCTGATTAAGCTACCGTCACTTCGCTAGTAATGTTTGACCTGTAAAGAACATCATTACTGTTCGCTACATAAACATTTAATGAAGGGTCCCAAATTGCAACCGTTACAATATTGGTTGTTGCAACTGCTGAAACTGTAAATTCATAAACCCCTGCCGAAACTGTTGTTACTCCCGAAGGTGTAACCGTAACTCCTGCAACAGTAACTAGAAAATCTCCAATAAGCAATCCTTCTACCAACGTATTGTTGTCAGATGCTAATACCGATTTGATTTGAAAAGTTGTGTCTCCGTCTTGCGGTACAGCAACAAAATCCAAGTCCATCCCGTTAATTGTTGGAATTTCAGTAGGTGTAAATGTCAACTCGCTTGAGTGCAAAATAGCATAGTTTTTATCAAACTCTAATCTGTCTAAAAATTGAACAGATAAACCTTTACTCTCAGCATCCCCACCTCTAACTTTTCTTCCTGTTAATTCTGGAGTTGTATGACCCGCAGAAAAACCTTTAAAATCACCATCACTTAAAGTAGCCAACATCCAATTTCCTTCATCGTCACCAATGATATAATCGAAGTTTTTGTATCCTTCTAGTTTTGCAATTTCACGATAAAATTCGTGACCTTCTTCAAACATAAGTTTGTATTCTGGTAAACCTTTTAAGTTAAGCCTTTTAATTCCAGACGTATTCGTTGAAAAAGCATCTTCCGCAGAAGAATCCTCAAACGAACTTGCGTTAATTAAAGGTATAATTTTACCTTTTTGAATTTGCGGTCTTAAGTACGCTATATTAAAAGCGGTTGCTATTGGTATTACCGTTCCTTTAGCCATTGCTAAAAGATGTGTTGGTGTTCCAAATAAGGACAAACATCCTAGTTTCCCTGTATTTGCATCAGCCACACCTGAGCAAGCTTTCTTATTAGCTATACTCCCTATTCCTGTTCCTGTTACTGACATAATTTTATGCGTTTTTTATTAATTAAATCTTCTTTGCTTTCATCGCTAGTTGGATAGTAAATATCTCCAACTTCGTATTGTTTCTCTCCGATTCTGAAAGGTATATCTACCCTGCATTTCGCTCCTTTGTATTTCTTAGCTTTTGCCATAATTTATATAGTTATAGATTTAATACATTCTCCTGTAACGTTTAATCCAACCACAACTTTAAGTGCATCCCATATTGCTATGGTTCCACTTTCTGTTCTAGCATCGGTTTTGCTATAATTTGGATACTTGGTTGTTTTTAAGGATTCCTCTTTATCTGTAAAAGATAAAACGTTCGACCTTAAAATTGCCAATCGCATATTGTATTGCAACGGAAGTAACACTTTCTTAAAAGTAGTGTTAATCCTGTCTTCATTCTCCATGCTTATATTCATATTCTCCATAGCCAAAATAAACGTTATTTTTTCGGCAACTAACCTATTTCTTTGATGGTCTTCTGTCCCAGGATATAACATCCAAATTATCGGGTAAACTGTTGTTTCTTCTCTATTAGCAAGAAATTGATTTAAAGCAATTTCATCGCCAGAACCAAAAACAACGGGATAGCTTGCATCTCCAACATTATAAGGCATGTCAGGAAGGTATGAAAATACAGTCCTTAGTACGTCTTCTAAAATTATTGGTTTTGTTACAACTCCCATTACATCGACATATTATTTAGATTAGTCCATTTTTTCGGTTTAAAGTCAGCGTAAGTATCTGCAATCAATTCATTTTTATCGTTTATGAATTGATATAGATTAACCTCTGCCCCATTACCTCCAGCATAGTAGTCAACTCCAACACCGCCCATGAATCCTTCTTTTACAAAGTAAGGACTTACATCCGTTTCCCCTTGAACGTGTCTTATAAACTCCCTCCACGCAGAAACAACTTTTTGATTGTCATTTGCATTTACTGAGTTTGCTGAATTGATTTTTTTATTCCCTGCTCCAGAACGAATTATATGTGCGTTCTTTTCGTGATAAAAGTAAACGTACTGCGCTAAAAAACTCTTGTCGTATTCGCCATCTACGGAAGAACCCAACGAATTTGTTTTTCTTCTAATACCTCCCCAAACAACTTCATCGCCATTTGGATTAGTGTACGTTTCCCCATTCATTAAAAGCCCCCACTTCGCATCTGCCCCTGCTTTAATTAAAGTAGTTACAGCATCATCTAGTTTAGTTTTAAACTCATTAAACAAAACACTACCAAAACACTTAAAAAGGCAATCACTCTCATACTCTTTAATAAAGTCCAAGACCTTATTTTCAACATCTGGTATAGTTGAACTAATGCTGTTTTTGGCATTAGGCAAGTATATGTTTCCTTTGAAGTATGTTGCGTTAATTATCATCTTAAGTGTTTTTGAAAGTTATAGGTTTTGTTATTCGTTCTCTGAAACTTCTTTTTCAAATACTCCTTTAGGTACGTACTTTTTGATTTTCTTACCAACGGTAATAATACCTTTATCTAGTAATGTTTGTGCTGTTGAAAAATGATAAACTTTATCCTCTTTCGTAGCCTTTACAGTACAATTGTACATTCCTTCTTCTAATTGTTTTTTTTCTGCCATCTTGTTTGTATTAAATTAATTAAATTATGATGCTGTAATTGCAGCTTGAACCGTAGCAATATCATCATAAACAAAAGCCGCAAGGTCTAAGTTTTTGATATATTGGTAGTAACGAGACTCCCCAACCATTGTGAATTGATTTGAAATAAACTGGTCATTAATCCATCCAATTCTAATAGAAAAAGGAACGTAGTTTACTACATTCATCTTAGTCATATCTGCAACAAAGATTTTTCCTACTGGAATTTTAATCCATGGCTTGATTGTTACCCCACCGATTGAAACTTGATTGAATAACCCTGCTTGTGGATACAATGGTAAACCATTATCATCCTTTGCACCTACCAATTTCACAAAGAAATCAACTGGGTTAATCATTGCAATATTCGGCATGTAGTGAGCTTCATCAGCAAATGCTTGAGTTCTGTAAACATCAGTAATGATAGCGTTAACTACATCCATGAAGTTTGAAGTTCCTGCTGGAAAAACGTTAGCAAGTCCTGTTGCTACAAAAGTACGACCCGAAACTGTTGCTCCTGTTGGAATAGGTGAAACACCTGACCCAAAATAGATTGCATTAGCTTTAAATAAACCGTGAGTTTTTGTTAAGTACTCTTTTGCAACAGATTCTAAACGAGCTACATCCGTAACAGACTCCTCAGATAAAACCTCATAAGCTGCTGCTTTTGATGGTGTTACTTGTCTGTTTTCCCATTTAAAATCAGTTTGTGGTTTATTTGCTGCTTCTGCAACAAACGCATAACCACCTTCTTTTGGTATAAGTTCAGTATATCCAAGCGCAGGGCTTGAAGTATTTGAGACTGTCGCTAAACCAATTAACTGTTCGTCACTTCTTAAATTAAAAGAGCCTAAGTTATTCATCATAACATTAGGAACGGTTCCTGCTCCTTGCGTACCACTTCCAGTACCCATATCTGTAACCGCTTTCGGTACAAATTCAATTGTCCCCGACTTATCTAATTTAATTTGTTCTAGTTTGGCAACATTTTCTTTGTCACCTAAAAAGTCTTTAAATTGTGCGAAGTATCCTTTTGATACTTTTTCTTGTTGACCAGCAATAAACTCCTCTAGTGCGTTTCCGCTTTTTTCGATTGCATCGTGAAGTTTTAAAACTTCGTCTTTTGTAGCTCCTTTTTCTTGAGCTTCTTGCAATTCTGTTTGAAATGCTTTGAACTTATCGTCCAATGCTTTAATCATTTCTTCTGGGTTCATATCAGATTGTTTTAATTGTTATTAATTATTTGTTTTCGCTTGGAGTGAATCGCTCGGCTCCTTACTATATTATAGAGTGTTTGCACGGCTCTATTATTTTGTTAACCATTCCTTGATTGCATTGATTTTCAATTCATCTTTGGTTGGTTCTATGTTTTTTGGTGTTGCTGAAACTGTTGGAGTAAATGAATTACTACCCATTAGAACAGAACTACCTTCTATTGCTTTCGCTTCGGTTACTGCCCAAAACACTTTAGTTTGTTTTAAAGTATCTGTATTAGCAACCATTGGGGCATATTTGTCCCAATTTTCTTTTTGAACAGGATAATCTTCATCGTTAATGCAAGTAACCATTTTTACATATTGCATCCCAACTGAATGTTCTGTTACATTTCCTTTCATGTACTCCTTAAACATTGCTGAATTTTGACTATCCTTTACTAAACTATCAAAGGTTAAAACATTTGTTTTTCCTTCCATATCATAACCTAAACTTTTCCAAGTTACTGTTTCAGCATAGGCTTTTAAATCTTCCCCTCTTGCAATAACGTGACTATACTTTCTCACATGCTCTTGAAGGTGCATAACATTTTTCCCCCTTTCTTTTAAAGACTTATCCCATAGTCCAGGAATATGAACGTCTTTGTGACTATCTAATATATTTGAAGTATTTATAGCAATCTTCACAAATATTTCAGTAGGTGTAGAATCTCCAGTTCCCTTATTAGCTAAATCTTTCTTTAAAAAAACAGAATCAAACCCAAATCCATCAGCTTTTTTCATCTCTGACTTTTTAGTGTCAAAAATCAATGGTTCGTTCTTAGAGATAAAATCTAAATACTCTTTTTCTGTGTCAAATGACTTTCCTATTACTTCATACATATTTATTTATTTATTTGTTCGTTCTTCTCAATAAACTTCAATTTTTTTTCCAATTGAGAAATCATAAGTGGATCACCTCCTTTAGAAATTGTTTCATTTAAGTTTTGCTTTATACTTTCAATACTCATAATTCTTGGTGTATTAAGTTTCTAATTTGTTGCTCTTGTTTTTCACTCAACTCAGCATCTTCTTCCTCATTAGGCTTTTGTGAAGATAGTTCATTTAATTTAATTGTATTATCAAGACCAACCATATCAAGTGCGTTTTCATCTGGCAAACCCGCATTTCTAAGCATTAACAAAGCGTTTCCACGTTCCCAAATTCCCTTATACCTTTCAATTAATATAAACTGCATTATTGGAAGATGCTCGTAACTTCCCTTAAGCGTAAGTCCATCGTCAGGTGTCAAGGCATTAAAAACTGCGCAAAAACTATCTAATGTAGGTTGGATTTCGTTTTGAATATACGAAACCATCGATTCTTTAAAGTTATTGTATGTGGTCTTTTTTGCTTCAAGACTTAAAATATCTTTAGGAATGTGCATGCCAGTAAAAATAATATTACCGTCAACTTTTACAGATTCATCTAGGCCTAAATCTCTAAGGGCAATGTGTAAAGATTTGTGAGTTACGCTTGACTCAAGAACAATTCCTCTTTTTCTGGAGAACGCAACACCGTAATCATTTGCGTAAGTATCTTCAATTGCTTTCTTTTCATCATCACCAAGCGGAAACCCATCTTTAGTGCCACTTATAATTTCCTTACCGTTAGATTTTAGAATTATATTTTTTGCAATTAAAGAATCTTGTGTATTAATTAAGGTTTGTTTAAGACCGTCAATTCTACTTTGCGCCTTGTAAGGATTTTGTTTCATTCCGTTTGGCAAATCGTAAAAAAACAAAAGGTCTTTAAGTTTTATTTTTAAATTCTCACCATATTCATCGTAAACAATTTCAGTTTTTTTATACTTTGCAGCTTGACTAGCGTTTATAAATGAACCCTTATCTAAGCTATCTGGAAATGTAATTTTACCATAATCTAAAACATATAAAGAGTTTATTTCATCTGGGAAAGCTATATTCCTTTTAGTGTATAGAACACCAACTCCATTTGCAACACGAGTAAACTCCAAACTTTCTAATAAATCGGGGAGTGTTTGGTGATGATTCGGTTTATTAAGAAGTTTTAATATATCTGCATTTTTAAAAACCTTTCCGCTACTTTCCCTTATAACTTCAAATTTAGCTTGACTAAAAAGTTTAGATTCAAATAATAACGCAGGAGTAAGTATTGGGTGGTTTTGCGCTATATGTAAGTTGTTTGTAAATGAACTCCACTCCCTATGCGCACCGATGTCAGAAAAAGTTTTTCCGTTTTTATCTCTTGACCAAGTAGGGAATTGAACGTTTACACCTAAGATTCTCATACATTTTCGTTAAACAACAAAACTACAACAAATAATTCAATTAAACCTAATTCGTAAGTATCCTATTAAATAACTAATAATATATCCCGACGAATCCATTAAGTGATTTTGGCAGCTTGGATCAATATCATCTGTCGTAAGTCCGTATCTATCAATCTTATAAGAGTAGTTATAATATTCTTCTTCGAGGTTTTTGCTCGACTCTGTGTAAATTATCTTAAAACCTTGAACTTGCTGTATTCTTTTATGAACACTTCCTTGGCCCTTCAATGCGGAAATGGCTTTTAGTCCTGCGTATTTTAATTCAGTAACCATTGTTTCTTTGGCAGAATCCCAAACCATTAAATCTTCATCGCTTATTTTAGGCTTCATCATTGTTCTAATCCATTCATACAATGGCATCCCCATTGTAGAAGATGGCTTATAAAGTCTTTCGTGCAAGTAAAAGGTTCTATCCCCATCATACTTAACCTCCGTCATTGCCGTTGGTGCTGACGTTCCAAAATCCCCGCCAAAATAATTATCATATTCCAAACTATGATAAAATTCATCGGTGCAAACTCCCCAATCTGAATAAACACGATTAGGCTTTTCTGCCTTTAATCCAAGAGCATAAACCAAATGCATATAAAGATTTGCTGTCTGATTAGCTACGTTTTTTATATGTGGGGGTGGAATATTTTTATCAGAAACTTCTTCTCCGTTGTGCATTAATTTCCCACCTTCAACGCTAGTAGAACCAACCTCGTAAGGGTCATAAGACTCAAGGTCTGCTACAATTTCATTGGTTAGAAATTCAACATTGTCTTTGTATGTGGACCTCAAGAATTTACTATTGTCGTGAGATTCATATTTAAGTATGAAGAAACTACTCGATGGATTGTAATCCGAAAAAATCACATCCTTTGTTCTTTGCTTAATCTGTAAAAATACTTCCTCTGAGAAATGCGATATTTCATTAAAGAAGCTAATATCTTGAGTCATTCCCAAAACCTTACTAATGACATCCGTTCCCATAAAATGAATTACGGAACCAGTAGCCTTGCAAGTAAAAGTTGCATCTTTTTTATTGTAAACAAATTTTGAATATAGTATTGCATTTTCAGATATTACCGATTTGAAGTCTTCCAAGATTGTAGCAACCGCATCTACTCTAGTTCCCCGCCAAACAGTAATTTTGTAATTCTTTTTCTGCATTAATATCATACAAAATAGTTGCATGATAGAATATGACTTACCAGACCTAGACGATCCAAAAGCCACTATTAAACGGTAAAACCCACTCATGTAGGCTTTGTATATTGCATCAAAAGTTAAAGAAACTTTAAAGTTCATTCTCTATTTAAAAAAGGGTGGTAGCGAAAAATAATACATAAAATTAACCCCTTAACATTATGAAAAAAACTACCACCCGATTATATCTTTATTTTTTATCCTCATCTTCCGAACGATAAACGTGTTCAATCGTTATCACTTGCTCTTTTGCTTCTTCAACTATTTCAGAACGTTGAAGTTTAGGTAATGTGTATTCCAATAGCTTATGGTAATTTACAGCAAACTCATTATCGTCCATTGTTATTAACAAAGCGTTCATTCTCTTTGAGTGAACCCCAGTTACATCGTCTATTAATATTTCAGCTTCTGTCTTTCTTCCCATTTATCAATTCTTTAATTTCATCTTCAACGTGCGGTTTTTTAAGCCATTTATTCAACAACAAATCCATAATATCACCTTGATTAACATTATGTACAACACACGCAATCTTTAACTTCTTCCTGGTTTCTTCATCAACCCACAACCCAACAAATACTTTCGACATAGATACAAATATATGAAAATTAAAGTTAGTGGGGTGGTTTGATTAATTTATC